CCAGCCACGACGCTTGGCCGTCTTGCCGGGTCCGCCGCCTGCAAGCTGCGTGATGTTGGCGATCAGCTCAACGGGGAAGCCCGTGATGTTGTACGCGCCCGGCGTCGTTTGCAGTACGAACTGACCCGCTGTCGCCTTCTCAAGATCGACGGGCGAGCCGGTGATGTCGTAATCGCCGGGCGTCGTGTCGAGAGCGCGACCCAGCAAGAGCGAAGGCGAGCTGCCCGTGATGTCATAGTCGCCGGGCGTCGTGTCCAGCGCGCGGCCGAGCAGAAGCGACGGTGAGCTACCAGTGAGGTCGTAAGCACCAGGCGTCGTATCGACCAGACGGGTCGCCAACAACGACGGCGAGCTGCCGGTGATGTTGTAGGTGCCGGGCGTGGTGTCGAGGACGTAAGCGGTTGCAGCGACCGCATTAAGCGCTGGCTGCCGTATGCGTAGCATTTAATTAATAGCTCTAGCTATATCAGAAAGCAAAGTAGAAACAAGATCATCGTAAAGCGCAATTTCGGCGATAGCTTTGCCACCAGCAAAATAGTTGATTACGTTCGTACTATAGCTTGATCCGCTGCGTAAGATACGGAAACCGTCGGCGTTTCTTGCAACTGAGGTTTGCGAGTAATTTGTAGTGCTCTTGTTGTTTCTCCAGTCAAAGTTGCTTGAGTTGTTTCTTGAGACGCACGCGAAACCTGTTGTCCAAGTGCTAACAGTTATGTTTGCGGTGTTTCTTGATCTGACAAACCTATTGTGTGTTTGCGCTTGATCATAGACAGTTCCACCAAAGCCCCAAACCGGGCTAGGATTTGTAGTATCCAAAGTCGTCAGATTAACGGCAATGTGATAGTCGTCTAATGCTTCAGAAGCAGCTTGATAAGCCCCAGTGCCGAGAAACTTGCTCGTACCGTCTCCTGTAAAACCATTGCGCCTGTCGTAGTCGGCTGCAACAAAGTTGGTATTGGTAAGAGAGTTAATCGGTCCTTTCAAAACAACAAGAGCCCCCGTAAGCGTCCTTGCGCCCGACATAATAGCAACCAATGATAGTTGGTCCCAAAGACCAGAGGCTTTGCAGTTAATCACAAAGTTATTAATAGCTACTTTGACACCTGACTCAAGCGAGGCATTATCAGAACGCTCAACTTTGCTGATGTAGCTCAAAGCATCAGGGTCAACCCGACCCTGTATTAGACTTTCATCAAAAAGAGTGACGCCACGGGGCATTAGCTTACGTCTTCATTGTAAGGTGTAATATAAATATCGTTATCCGCTGCGTTAAATGAAGTGCTGGCGTTATTAATAACACTTATGCGCAAAGAAAACGGGTAAAGCCTAACCATTGGGAAAATCACCACTTTAGCGCCACTGGCGTCATCTACAGAAGCCGTATAGACATCACCTGCAAATTTAGCCGTAGCTGTATCTGTGCCGTCGCTGATATTAACCCTTAGGCTGATATAAGCACCCGCAGCAGGGTCAAAAGTGCCTAGCTTGACGGTTACAGCCCCATACAGATTCTTGTTTGAACTGTTGTCATAGGTAACTGGAGTAGATTCACTTGCTGCTGCTAATGAATCCAACTCAGTAGTAACAATACTACTGGATCTGCTTGATGGGGTAGCCCACTTTGCAACTGCCATTATGGCTTACCTCCCCGTGCAATGCCCACAGATCGAGCATCAACAAACGTGTCGTTTGCCTCTGCCCACGAGGGATACCGCTCAGTTCTAGACAGCGAAAAAAGCGTGTCGCGTTGCGCCGAAGTCAAAACGCCCGCCGTCACTAACGCGTCAAGTTGAGAGCGGGTAGAGGCAAGTCCGATGTCGAGCTTGCCGGTCTCTACCACCTGAAGCCCCCAGCGCATAACAGGGTCTGTAGAGGCTTTGATGGTATCAAGCAACGCAGCGCCCTCGGATGGCCCTAACGCGTCCATGATCGACCCCGGACCCGTGTTGGTGGTTTTCCACTCAACAATCACCGGCAAGGTTGGATCAGGGGTGTTGAGCTTGTCCGCCGCCTGCCAATCAGGGATACCCTGCATATCAGGTTCGGCAAGCCGTTCTGCTAGTGTTTGTGTCATGTCTTACGCCAACGTGAACATGGTGCCGGGGCTGAGGTTGTCGAATTTCAGCGTGAAGGTCTCGCCTGCGCCGACCAGCGTGATGCCGGGGCTGCCGTAGTCGAACCAGGCGATCAGCGCATCCGCGGGAGACGTTGAACTGTCGTTGTACAGTACGGCGTAGCGGAACGGGCCGAAGCCTGCGCCTGAGCCCGTCCATACGATCTCGGTGCCGCTCACCGTCGTGGTGCCCGACACCTCGGCGATCGTGATCGTCGTCGTCTCGCCGCCGGTCGTATAGCCGCCGCCGTTCGCGATCTGCGTGATGTCGCTCAGGATGGTGTTAGCCGCCGTTGGCGCGCTGTTCGTGAGCACGACCTTGAACGTGTTAGCGTCAAAGTCGTGAACGCCGCGCACGAGCTGCTCGGAGAAGTCGTTAAATTTGTTCCAGGCGCTTGTTGCCATCAGCCCACCTCAACGCCGACGATGCGGCCTTTCTCGCGCACAATGCGCTTCGGTTTGGATATTGCCGCAATCGCGGCCTCTGCGTTCTTCTTGTTCGACTCGACGAGCGACTTAATCGCCGACTGGATCTCATCGCTGGCGCTGACGAGCTGCTTAGCGGCGTCGCTAAGGAACTCCTCCGCCGCCTTCAGCTCTCGCATCTGCTCGCTCATCTCGACCATCTCGCCTGCCGCGCGTTGTGCTGCGTTGAACTTCATGGCGGTGTCGATGCGCAAGTTCTCGAGTTCGAGTAGCCGCTTCTCGCGTTCGATTTCGTCCTCCTCGTCCTCTTCCTTCTCCATCTCCTCGCCCTCCCCTACCGCGATCATCAGCGCAGGCGGGCGTTCGGAAGGCATTGCAGGAGCAGGGGAGGGCGCCACACCTTGCAGCTTGGCCAGCTCCGTAGCCGTCTTGGCCTGCGTCAGCTCGGCGTCGGCGATGGTGTTGAGCACGTCCGCGCGCGCCTTCTCCGCCTTCGCCACCGCCTCCTCGGCTGCGGCTTGCAGGTAGATCGCGTTGGGATCGGTCGGCTGCTCCTGACCTGCGAGCGCCGCCATCTCCTCGAGTTCGGTCTCTGTCGGCTTGACGACGCCCATGCTGACCAGGCGCTTGCGGAAGAAGTCGCGCACGTCGGCGATGCCGTCGGCTTCCATGTTCATCATCGAGAGCGCTTGCAATACCTGCTGCGTCTCGGGGTCGGACGTGATCGACATCATGCCGGTGAGGGCGCGCACGGTCGCCGCCTTCTGGCTGGAGCTGGACGGGCCGACATCCGCCACTACGTCGAACTTGGCGCGGGACAAGTCGTTGTCGAGCTCGAGACGCCCCGTCTCCTCGTCCACCCGCGGGCGCATAAGGACAACCTGCTGCATCTCGTTGGCGGAGTCGACGCCCTTCATGGCGCGATCTTCCTCGACGTACACTTCCTGCGCCATCGACAGCCAGATCTCGCCGCAGCGCTTCATCGCCTTGGCGAAGTTCGAGACGTAAATAAACGTCTGGTTGTCCAGCCGCTGCTGGATCATCTCGATAGCTTTGCCCGAGATGTTCGAGACGATCTTATCGCCTTCGCCCTGGTTGCCAAGGATGTCCTGCATATCCACTTCGGTGAGCTGCAAGAGCGCGGCCATCGCGGGCGGAATCTGCGGGCTTCGCGTGTAAGCGACGGGGCCTGCGGCTTGCTGGCTGCCATCGGGCGTCGTGATCGGGTTGATGAGCAAGTAGGGATAGTTCTTGAGGTTATCCTCCGCCCACTGGATCTGATGCCCTGCGACCTGCTCCGGCACCATGATCGGCTTCTCGACGCTCGAGAGCGCCGAGATCTCGCCGAGCTTGGAGAGCTGCATGTTCTTGAGCCGCTGCGCATCTTTCGCCAGGCGCACGTGACCCATGCAACGCTCGACGTTATCAACGAACCAGCGCTTGCCGAAGACCGGCACGATCGGAATGCACGTGCCTGCGATGTAGCCGCAGTCCTCGAGCACGCGGCCGCCGGAGAGGATGTACTTGTGAACGCGACGCTTCTTGATGCGCCGCTGACGTACCTCGGTCGAGCCAATGGCGAGCAGCGTTGCTTCCAGCTCCTCGTCCGCGTCAAAGTCGGCTTGCGTGTAGCGCTCCTCGTTGCCGCCGATGTCGCGCCACATGCGCAGCAGCTCGGACACCTCCTCGACGACGTAGTATTCAGCGACATACACCACGTCGGGCGTATCCCAATCGAACTCCGTCTGATGGATCTCCTTCGGCCAGTCGGACGGACTATCGCCGTATTGCGCCTTGTACGCTTTCCTCGTCATGGATGACACGACGAAGCAGTGCTTGGCGTCCGCCTTGTCCTGTCGCTTGGAGTCGAGGTCGAAGAAAACGGACGAGTCAGCGTCATAGATCGGCTCGATCATAATGCGCTGGTGCTCGTTCTCGGGGTCGTACTCGTCCTCGTAGCACGTCCGCAGCCGCCAGGCACCGAAGCCGCCGCCGACCGCCTCCTCGAAGGCGTTGTCGTACGCCTCGTTTGCGACGCTATCCTGCTCGTCCGCACGGAAGAGCATGTCGCAGGTATCAGCGAGGCGATCGTTGACCGCGCCGTCCTTGGCAACAAAGTCGACGGTGACGCGGCTGTTGCGGTACTCGTTGATGATACGGATGACCGCGAGGTGAACCTTGTTGACCTCAAAGCGCGGCTTGTTCTCGAACTGGTAACCGAGCGGGCCTTCCCATTGCGCGCCGCTGATCGAGTAGAAGCGCCGATCCTGCAAGCATTGCAGCCGCTCGTCCCTCAGCGCCGACTGGATGTCGTCGAACTGCGACATTGCATCCTGGTGGAGCTTGTCGAGACGCTCGCTCTTTGTCATTCGGACCATTCGGTCACCATCGGTTGGCTATCGGAATCGGCGTCACCACGGTGGGCGTGGCTGAGACCTTCGCCCGGCGCACGCCCTCGAGCGCATATCGTAACGCATCAATGCAGTGATTGTCGCGGTCGGCGAGAGCAGGTAAGACCATGCCTGTCAACGGGTCCGTCTTGTAGCTGTAGAGCGACAGTTCGTCGATCAGATGCTGGCAGCGCGGGTGAACGACGATATCGAAGCTCTTCAGCCACTCGATGCCTTCCTCGACCGACTTCGGACCCTTCACCGCGGGCAGAATCTTCGGGAAGCCGTGCCGCCGCATGTGGCTGATCGTCTCGGGACGCGCCGAGTCCGCGATGATCGGCCAGCGCTCGGCGTCCGGCACCGTCATGAACAGGTCGGGCGTCGACGTAATCTCGCACCCGACCATGTATGCCTCGTAATCGACGTACAACGTCCTCCCAGCGATGTAACAGCGCACAAGCACCGTAGGGTCGACTGCGAAGCCCCAGTCCGCCCCAAGCCGGTGTATCGCGTCTGGCGGGGCCTCGAACTCCTCGATGCGCCAGTTGCGGAACACGCGCGCCTCGCTGTTGGTCAGATACGACCCCATCCAGACGTGGCTGTACTTCTCGGGGTCGCGGGAGCGGTCGTATTCCATCTCGGCGCGCAAGACGCTCGGGAACCAGGGGTTGCTGTCAAAGTTGACGCGCAGAAACACTGTTTTCGGCGGCGGGTTCTCGCTCAAGAACATCGCATCAACCGGATCGTCCGCCCTGTTCGGGTTCCACGTGAAGTAGATCTGGCTGTTCGGCTTTCGGATCGTCGGAATGAGGATATCCAAACTCGCTTGGCTGACGGTCTGCGCCTCTTCAACCCAGCAGATGTCGATGCCCTCCATCGACTTGATGCTCTCGATGTTCGTCCGCAGACCCGCGAACAGAATCAGCGAGCCATTCTTGCCGCGGATCTCGGTGTCGGTTGAAACGAAGAAGTCGCGCAACCCCGCGCGCTCGATCGTATCGTCGAGCAGGCGCTTCACCGAGTCCTTGATCGACTTCTGAATCTCTCGAGCGCAGAGGATGCGCAGCTTCGTCGACGCCGCGCGCAGGATAAGCACCGACGCGACGGAATAGCTCTTACCGCTACCGCGGCCGCCGACGAGGGCGAAGTACCGCGCGTCCTCATCGAAGAGCTTCTCGGACCATTCGGGGAGGTCGATGTTAGGCATCTGCCGCCTTGACGAATCGAATGCTGATATCCGCTTTAACCGGGTTCTCTTCATCGCCGGAATGCGTGATCTTATCGCCGTACTTCTTCGGCGCCAGCTTGGAGAGCAGCCACTTGCGGCTATCGACCTGCAAACGATGCTTCTGCACCGCCGCCCAGTCCTTCTTGCCGTCCGGCTGCATCCCCACGTCAGCGTCGCTCAGCTCGAGAATCTCCTGCGCCATGCGCTCGATCAGATCCTCTCTCGCGCGCGCGTATTCTACAGCAAGTTGCGGATCCTCATCGACCCAAAACCCGAACGTGCTCTGCGCAACGCCCGCCGCTTGACACGCCTTGAAGGCGCTTTTGCCTTCCCGCATCCCCTGAAGCACCGCGTGGATCTTGCGCTGCTTTTCCTCCTCTTGCTCTGGCGTCTTAGTTCTGCGCGCCATCGCCCGCCACCTCAATCAATTTATCAAGATAATGGCGCGCCTTGTGTAAATCCTGCACGCCGCCCTTGTCCTTCCATCTGGTCACATATTTTACAACATTGCCTTCAAAAAATCCGAGCTCGTTCGCCGCGATGAAGTCCCACGGCTGGACGGTCTTGCCCTTGTAGTGATCCCCGCCGACCTGGCGTGAGTTGGGGTCGTTGCTCATTATATACTCCGCCCTCAGAAATTGTTTTCGAGATTAATGCGCACGAACTTATAAAGATCCGGGCGCTTTGATTTCATTATTGTCGCGTCCTTGTTCCGCGACCGCAGCCTTTGCCCGAACCTGTCCCACCACAACCAATAGTTCGCCTTATTCTCAACGGGAGTATTAGCGAATACCTTCACCGACAAATACCGGCCGTTCGGATCGGTGTTTCTAGTGTAGACGCTCCACTCCGAGCCGTACATCTCGCGCAGCTCGAACGCCTCCTCAAATCCTTCGGGAACATTCCCAGAAAACATCCTCACTTTCTTCCTTCTCCTCCTGCGTAACTTTGTCGCCGCTGCGGTAACAAGTAACAGTAACACACCCCATTTTCATATATGGGGGTGTGATTACGTGTTACCTGTTACCACCGCCTAGCCCCCAACCCATTTACCGTAAATTTATATGCTGTTACCACGTGTTACCGCTCCCCGCCTATTCATCAATTGATAGAACCATCTGTGCCGCCGTGCCGGGGTCCAC